ATTCTAGTACGGTCTTGAGCATCGCTCATATTCCTTCGGTTGTGATTGCCCATCGGGCGGTTATGCTACGTCTGCCTCGGCCATTGGGCCATCAAGCAGCTTTGCCTCTTCATCGGCACTACGTTCCGGCGAGAATATCCCGCCGTTCGTGCCGTTTTCATAAAATGTTTCCCAAGATATTCCGCCGGCAACGTAAACACCGTGCAGCGCGGCGAAATCCGAAGGCGACATTGTGCGGTCCATAAGATCCGCCGGCGCCGTCACTACAATGTCATTTTCCGGCAATCCCATAATCATCGCCGCGTTACGCAATGCCCGTTCAAGCAACATGCAAGACGACTGCGCTATGGTTGTCAGCGTGGCGGTTTCCGATGCGTAGCGGAGCCGTTTAGCCTCGCCGCTTTCCGCGCCCGCTGCTGTCTGTTCAAAAAGCCGCGCCCCTGCCATGACAGCAGATTCGCGGTTATCCATCATTGCGATCTTGTGCGCTTCAATCCCGATGCATGTAGGCGATACATATTTGAGGTCAGGCTCTTGTCCGACCGCGCCATGCATTTCGTGGACCGCGCCCGCGCCAACCATATCAGGTGCAGGGCCATTGATTGCTACAAGCGTTTCCTGCCCGCTCATGTAAAGCTGGTGACGATAGTCAGCCGATAGCTGGTAAATTGCCTTTGCTGCGTTTGCGACCCCGATCAGTGGCGGCGCTTCAATCTGCGGCGAAAGGTCCATTGCATTTGCAACGTCGAACGGAATACGCGGCAATGCTTTCCCGCCCCGCCCGCGAACAACAATCTCTTCCCCATTATCCGTCGTGCCATCAAAGACCGATGCAGCATAAGCCGCGCCGTCCATTTCAAGCAGCCGGTATTTCTCTAACTGTTTCCAGATGAATCCGTCGCGCTTGTGCCGGGTCTCGTCCAGGACGTACCAATCCAAATCCCAGTTAATCAGCAGATCACGCGAATAACCAGCAAGATACGGGTCGCCAGTGGATTCAGGCGCATCGGTCAGGACAGCATAACCGCCAATGACCAGCAATTCCCGCGTGATACGCCTGTGGAAAGCCTCAAGAGGTAATCCTTCACCGTCTGCATTTTCCCAAAGATACATCAGCGCGTCCGGTATCTCTATCGGTATCTCGCGTCCGTGGATGATGCCGATCATTGCACCGATTGAAGGTGCCAGCAAAGCCGGGAACTGCGCCCGTGCCTTGTAAGCATTATACATTGCGGTGCCGCTGTCGTCCTGCCCCCTGAACCCTGACGGCATTGGCAGGTAGTTTTCCCCTGCCAGCTTCATTGTGTTTTCGCCGTCCATGCAATCGCGCATCAACTGCCATTCGGCGCGCCGTGCCGCCGTCACTGTCGGATGGTAGTTTTTGACGCTTGCCATTAATACAATCCCGCCAATTGCTTAGTGACGCCAGTCGCCACCGGTGGAGGCTGCAAAATATCCATAACAGCATCCATCATCGGATCTAATGTGTCATCATGGGCAGCGTTCGGGAATCCAGATGCTTCCGACAAGAAACTCGATAGGTGTGGGCAGTTTTCCAAAACCGCCACGTTGCCTGCCTCGATGAACGGAGCGGCATCATAAGCCCTTGTGATCTTATCTCGGTCGCGGGGTATCGGCAGCATAGGAATCCCCTCACGAACAAGCGACTGGATTAGTCCAGTGCCGGAAACTTTATCTTCAACTTTGAAACCACGAAGCGCGCCTTGGCCTGATACCGCGCTATGCTTATGCCAAAAGGCCCTCGCATTTGCGACTAGCTCGGGCGCTTCCCATTTGCCGCGCACCATATCGAGCATCACCGCTTGGCCTGATATGCTTTTGCCCCAGCACTGAAACACACTGTAATCGTTTTCCTGCCCGGTCTTTTGGGCTGTGTCTCCGTACAAAACTCGGTATTCAACCGGCGGTGAGACCGGCAAAAATTGCCACCAATCATCTTTGAATATCCCGCCTCCAACTGGCGAAGGGCGTTGCATATATTGGCCTGCAAAAATGTAACTGTTGGCCTTGCGTTTCCGGTAAAGGTCATCAGCAGGGAATTGTTCGGCCCAGAATGTTTCGTCTTTTGGGTTGAGAGCAGGGATGCAAACGTGATCCCATTGCTCGCCATTGCCGCCTGCCAGAAGCCAGCCCGTTAGATCCTCTTCATGCAACCGCTGCATGATTAAAATAATTGGCGTATCAACTGTGTTCTTTCGGCTTTCCATCGTCACTTCAAACCACGAAATAACTTTTTCGCGCATCGTTTTGCTGTTGGCCTCGCCAGCTTTGTGCGGATCATCAATTATTATTGCGCCGCCAAATCCCTTGCTCATTTTACCCGCGCCGAACCCGGTAATAGTGCCGCCCGCGCCGGTGGAATAAACAACCCCGCCCGCAGTCGTCTTGAAGTGATCCTTCGCGTTGCTGTCCGTTCTAAAATCTGGCGCACCAAATATCTCTGCATATGCCTCGTGCTGCATGATCGCTCTGGTCTCCCAGGCATTCGCAGTCGCCAATTCTTTCGCGTAGCTTGCATGGATAAACTCGGCATCAGGACAAATACCCATGCACCATGCCATAAAATTCTTGACTGCTATCTCGGTCTTTCCCGATCTGGGCGGAATATTGATTATCAGGCGTTTGGTTTTGCCTAAAACTACCCGCTCCAATGCATTGCAGATAACAGGATGAAATGGAGCCTCGCGCATAGCAACATTGCGGCGCGCCATGAACATCCATTTTGTGAAACTCAATAAATCAGATTGTGCATCCGCAATTTCATCAGGCGTCACGGTGTTTTCGTTCAAGCGCCTCAATGATTGCGCCGGACGACGCAGGTGTCATGCTGCCGTCGCTGGATAGATGATCTAGCGCCTGCGGTGCTTTACCGTAGCCGCGATCCAATATCTCTTTGATTGCAGAAACCCTAGCAGCCTCACTCAATGCCCCCGTTGTCAGCCGCGCCAATTCTCTCAGCGCGGCGGGTGCATATTCCTGAGCAAGGTCTTTTATTTCCGCCGTTGCCTTGTTTAGGGTGCCTTTCTTACGGCCTCCGCGACGTTCACCCGGCTTGCTGCCCCGGTTACTAACCCTTGCTACTTTAGCCGCCATATTGAACCTCTTCCAGGCATCGCCCATAGAGTTTGTTAGATCCCCACCACCGCAGCGCAAGATGCTTTGTATAGCGTTAGCTGTCTGTGGTTGCTCTTGATGCGGGGTGAGAAAATAGAAAGGCCAGCCCGTTAGAGCCAGCCTTGAATGAAAGGGCGCTTCCGATTGAACGGCTCCACATATCGCAGCGCACCCCCACTGCATGGAATTCTACTAAACTAAATTGGAGAGCCAGCCCGTCTGTTATGTTTCGGGTCTAGCCTATGTTTTACCATTGACCGTGTTCGCCTCTCCAAACTCTTAGCGTCCCTTTGACGCAATTCTAAACATGGCTCCCCTTGGCAGCATTTACCCTAAATGTCAATATCCTAAATCTTTCCGTCGTCCAGCAGTTCCATCAATATCGCCACTGGCCCGCTTATCTGGCGGTTGCCGGTTTCGTAATTGCTAACAGTCTTTTCAGTGACCCGCAGAAATGTTGCTGCGTCCTTTTGCTGCCAGCGACATTTCTTGCGGATTGCGCGGAATTGGGTTGGGGTCATTCCTTAAACCACCCCTTCCGCTTCCGTAATCTTAGCGCAAAATCAAGATCATCAATCATTGCTGAATCACCGTATTTCACAATATACATGATATGTGCATCAAGTTGATTGCGGTTCATTTTAGTAATGCTCATAACCTTAACCCTCAATCATTTCGCGGGAGTAGTGCAGAAGAAGTCCAGCGTGCTTGTCAACGCCAGCCATAACCGCGCTATATGCAGCGGCGTGGATTGCTTTCAATTCTTCTTGTGTCTTGTCTGCGAGCATGAATGGTGCAAGTTCGTTAAGGTTGATGGTCATTTTGTCTCTCCGTTGTTTGTTTCGATACCCTCTTATAGGCACAACGTTCTAGACTGTCAATAGATAAACAACATTATTTTGAAATTAATCCCGCGCCTCAATCCTTCCCGCAGCCAGCTTCAATTCCTTCAGCACATCATCAACATGACTATCCCTGCGCGGCACTATCCTGCCCTTATGGTCACGTCCCCCAAAAACATTGATCGCCCATTGCGTCAGCGTGTAATTATCGACGCAAATCGCCCTGGCCGTCCTGCTGGCGAACCCCATAGCCCGCTCTAGCCGCTTGGTTTCGGTTTCCTCAAACGTCTCATATCCTATGACCGGCCCGTTGCCGCTGCTAATCGTCCGATCCAGATTGCTTTTGATAGGCGATCGATCCGCTGCGGTGGCGTTGGCCTCGTAATATCTCAATGCTGCCCATTCTAGCCCTGTCAGGCGGTTTTGCTTCAGTAGGGTGCCTATGACCGACTTTATCTGCGTTGCGCGTCCAGCGGGTTCTATACCGGCCATAGCGGCCCGTTCTGGCGTTGGTTCTACAGCGACCGCCTTAACCGCCCGTTCCCGATTTTGTCGTGGCCTAGCGCGCTTGTCCTGCTTTTGCTTGGCGAATGAAACGGCGCTGTCTAGCTTTGCTTGATGGTTCATTTACAACCTCCCAAAATTCCGCCGCTAATGACCAGACAATAACAAATGCTCCCAAAAGGTCAACACGACTTTTCCCCTATAATAATCCTGATCCAATGATTGACCGTCTCGACATCCAGCCCATAATATTCCGCGGCCTTCCCGATGTTCGTTTCCCTAAGCGCCTGGACCGGCACTTTCCACATATCATCATAAAGCTGGTTTATTGGGAATTTTGATCCTTTCACAAAACCGCCTGTCCGAAGTGTCCCTTGTGTGCGCGAGACGCCCATGCAAATCCGTTCATACAACTGTCCCTATATATTAATAAAAAGAGAGATTCCTTTTTTATATAGCGCACGCAAGGGACATTCCCGGACACTATTTCCCGCAAAGCGTCCGAAGTGTCCCTTGCGCGCGCGAACCGCATGGCAAATCACCCGACAAGCCGTTTTATAGCCTCGACCGTTTCCGCGCGTCTTTTCCGCTCTGTTTCTGCTTTCTTTTTGAAAACATCATGCACCGCAGGATTAACTTTTGCCTTGAATGTTTCGCCGCGCGCGTCGATGCTTTCGATCCATCCCAGCGCCTCTAGCTGCTGGCAGATAGGCTCGATATTCTGCCGCGTTGTTTTGCGCATCCTGGTTGATCCGCGCGAGAACGTCCGCGCAGTGACAACATCAACGCCATGGGCAAGGATATAGCCTGCAACGTCCTCAATCTCTTCCTGATCCTCGCTAATGCCCAATAGGCCATGGTAGAACGCCTTGGACTGACCAAGGATAAAACCGTGCAGGAAGTCGGCAGCGGCCTGCGCCGTGGAACCCGTAATGACATCGGGCAATTGCGCCGCGTTTACGTTCTCGATTGCATGCCAAATAATGCAAAGACGCGGGAAGATGCCGTCAAACTTGCCGATATGCGCGGCGAACTTCTTACTGATCCGCTCAAGGGCCACCATCATCCCATGATGCTCTATTTCCAGCCTCTCACGTATTTTGCGGGCGTCTGCGTCGAATGTCAGCGGCATAGGCCCGAATATGCCAGCGCGCGTCTTAACGCCCCGTAAAGCCATAACCAGATCGTCAAACTCGCGCGCAACGTCCGGGAGTTCTTCGTCAACGCCGATTTTCGCCTGCGGCAATATAACCGGCAGGAAACGCTGGATAAGCCCATCCTCGGTGCTGTCGACCATGATCTTGCGTATTGCGTCCGGCTGGATGCCGCCAAGGATCGACACGGATAGATTGTCAATCAGGAAAGAACCGCGATTGATACGGTTGACCGCATATTCGCCGCCATTATAAGCGCGCAGCCAGAACGAGCGATCCTTAGCTCCTCCCTTGCCGCCTGCATATTTCTCTATGCCGCCAAACCATCCGGACAGTTCATCCTGCAACGCCAGCACACCGTCTGGGCTGTTTTTGCAAATCTCTTGCGCGGATTCCATTGTGATATCTTCCATCCGCAACCGAACCTCAACCGGTTTTTCCTTTTCTATCCCGTCCTTTTTATCTTTCTGCCATTCGATCAATTCGCGGTTATGTTCCCGCAATAATTCGCTATCCATCTTTGCAAAGCGGCTGGCACTAGCGCGCATCATCGGGCTTTTCTTGGATGACGGATCGCCTATAAGCATGACCCAAAGCCGCGCGCTTTCCTGCCATGTTTCATACTGCTTGACCTTTATTTGCACATGGTCAGGGATGGCAGCCCCGCAAACAGCGATTGCAGACATAGCAAGCCCGCCCGCGTCGCACCCGATCATTTTTGCGCGAATCCCTGCCCAGCGTTCAATAAGCGGCGGCAATTGGCCCGGCGTAATAACAGGAGCAACATTGCGCGCCCAAACATCAACCGGCCCGCTTTCGTCATTAGCGGGGTCTGGATTAGCGGGGTCTGGCGTGTCTTGCTGTTCTTCGACGTCAACCGCAATAATAGGCGCGCCCCGCAGACAATCCCGCACCGCCTCATGACCTAATGCCACGGCCATATCGTTAAAATCATCGTGCGCCGCGTTTGGGGTGGCGAATACCGGAACGCCCAGTTCTTTGCCGAGCGCAATCATCTTGGCAAGCCCGCGATGGTCAGCGGCGATTGCTATATCCATGCCCTTAGCGACAAGTTCGCGCGCCATATAATCAACGCCGGAAGACGAAAAAGCGCAAACAACGCGTTCCGGTACGGATTCGAATATGCTGGCGGCAGTGGCATAGCCTTCGCAAATTATCGATCGGCCTATGGCAATCCCGAAATAGCAGCGCCCACCCTTCATGGGTGCATCTTTTTCGAATAGTTTGCCGCCGTCCGGCATGATGGTCTGCACCGATTGTATTTCGCCGCTGTCATCAAAAACAGGAACCAATAGATTAGCGCCCTGCTGCTTTGTGAAATGAGGGCCAACCATCTTTTTGGCAAGATAGGCGTTGGCGTCGCTGGCGGTATCTGCGCCATCCCATTTGGCGTGCGCGCGTTTTGTGGCTTCCTGCCTGGCGGTTTCTTGTTCCTGCTTGCGCGCGGTCACTACTTTTTGCAGGCGGTCATTCATTTTGAAGTCGCCTGCGCCGAGCTGCTTGATAGCGTCGGCTGGCGTGCACCCGCTGCTTTGCGTAATGAAATCGACAACATCGCCGTGCGCGCCGCAACCGAAGCAATGATAATTGTCCTCGTAAACCTTGAAGCTAGCCGTCTTTTCATGATGAAACGGACAGCATCCCTCATGTAGCCCGCCCTTGGATTTCAATTCAACCGATGCACTGATAACCTCGACTATATTTGTCCGCGCCTTGATAGCGTCCCAGTCATAGTTGCTCATGATTGATCTTCCGCTAAGAAATAATCCGAAACTGCCTTCATCGTTTTATATGAGGGGTTTCCGATGGTCCCCCATGCCATCCGATAGACAACATTATGATGGATGCCGGTGGCGCGGGATATGTCCCGAATATTGCGCCCCTGCATCTTTTCCCTGATCTGCGGCAAATCTAACATTGTTTTTCCTTTTGTTGTTTATAACCTTGACAAGTAATGCGCCCGCCGCCTATTTGTCAACTTGCAATGTTAGAACGCTGTCGTTGCCAGCATAAACCCAATGAGGTAAATTATGACAGACAAACCCACAGGGGAGCCGCGCAAAGCGGACGGTCCTCTATCTCAAATCACAAAAGCGCAAAAGCGACCGCCTATCATTACGATTCTTGGTGACGCTGGAACGGGTAAAACAAGTTTTGCGGCATCTTTTCCAAAGCCCATTGTTTTGCGAATTGAAGATGGCGTTCACCGCATTAGCAAGCAAGTCGAGCAGCCAGATGTTTTTCCAGTTGCCAGCAAGCCCCAGCAAGTTTGGGATCAACTTATGGCAATTCTCAATGATGAACATGATTATGGGACGCTTGTTATTGATAGCGTCAGCCAACTTGAGGAGATGTTTATTCAAGAGGTTTTGGATAAAGACGGAAAAGGGCGCGCCATCCAAAATTGTCAAGGTGGTTACGGTGCAGGATTTGCGGCTGTTGCAGCGCAACATTCCCGCGTTCGCAAGGCAGCTGGATTGATTAACGAGCGCCGTCAAATGGCTGTTGTTTTTGTTGGCCATGCCGATCTGGAAACTATGAAGCTCCCTGATAAAGATGACTTTATGCGCTACTCCATCCGCCTCGGTAAAAAATCATTGCCACATTATATCGACGAAAGCGATATGGTGGCCCTTGTCAGGCTATCATCTGCACTTACTGGCGGCGATGACGAGCGTAAAAAAATTATCAGTGACGGAAGCCGTGAAATTGTTTGCCACGCTACAGCCGCTTCTGTGACAAAAAATGGGTACGGGATCACAGAGCCGCTCGTTTTCAAAGAAGGCGAGAATCCACTTGCTGAATTTATGGGAATAACCACCAACAACAAAGAGGAAAAGTAATATGTCATTTTGGGATCAATCAACCGGCGAAAGCGCCGCAGCTAATGTCGAAAAGGAAATCGATCAAGGCGGGGGCTATATCACCATCCCAGACGGATCGACAGTGCTCGCCTTTGTGAAAGAGGCAAAATGGGATGAGAAGGATGGCGCTAAATTTGTCAAAGTCCAATGGAAGGTCGAGAAGCCAGAAGCAGTAGCGGGCGCGGTTGTGTTCCAGAAGCTTTGGGTCAGCGACAACGACCCGAAGGCAAAAGACCCAGCGAAGAAACGCGACAAGGCTTTGAAGATGCTGGCCACTATCGACGCGAACGCGGGCGGCAAACTTGCAGCTAGGGGTGAATCGCCGACCGACGACAGCTTGGCGTTGGCGCTGGTTAACGCACAAATGGCAATCACTTGCAAAATTTGGGAACTGACAGGCGACCAAGGCCAGCCTATCTCCGGCAACTGGATTGCCGCCGTCGCGCCGAAAACAAAGGAACTCAAACTGACCGCCGATCCTGTGAAGCAGGGGCAGGAAGAAAAACAGAAGGTCATGGATGACGACGAAATTCCATTTTAGACGCCTATAATTACCGGACCCCTGGCGCGTTGCCGGGGGCGAGGATAACTATAGGAGTATTTATGCAACAAAGATCACCAGAATGGTTTGAAGCCCGCAAGAACCGCATAACCGCCAGCATGGTTGGCGCTATATTGGGCGTTGCGCCCTATATGACACGCGCCGACGCCATGCGGGCAATGGTGCGCGAAAGCCTTGGCGCTGAACGGGAGTTTCAAGGCAATATAGCGACCGAATACGGCACCAACAATGAGGCAGGCGCGCTGATCGATTATAGAATCGAGACAGGCCGCGAGGTTGAGGAAGTCGGCTTTATCCAACATGAAGATTGGGCGGGGTGCAGCCCCGACGGCCTTATAGGAGATCTTGGCGGGGTCGAGGTAAAATGTCCCTACGGCCTGCGGAAAGCTGAAAAACCAGTGCCGTTCAAGACGCTGGCTGAGCAACCGCATTATGAGGCGCAAGTGCAATTGAGCCTGTTTATCACTGCCCGTTCTTTTTGGGATTTTTTCCAATGGTCGCCAAGCGGCACAGCGCATGAAACCGCACTGCCTGATAAAGAATGGCAAGATAAAAATCTCCCAATCCTGCGGCAATTCTATGCCGAATTTCTGGACGAACTCAAAAGCCCGGACGATCACCTTGCCCCCAAGCGCGCCACGATCGACACGCCGGAAGCGCATAAGATGGTTGCCGAACTGGACCAATTAAACGAGGCGCTGGAAAACGCAGCCGATCGCAAGAAAGACTTGATTGCCGAAATGGCCGACATGGCAGGCGGGAAGAACGCTATCTTTGCAGGGAGGAAGTTGACGCAAGTCGAGCGGGCGGGGTCTGTTTCATGGGCCAAGGTTGCAAAAAAATATTGTCCTAAGGCAGATACAAAGCCATTTACAGGCAAACCGTCGAAATACTGGCAAGTGAAGTGACATTCACGCTCCGGCCATATCAATCTGTTTGTGTTGATGCCGCACTTGCTGAAGTTCGCCGGTCAACCGCGCCTTGCCTTATTGATGCTAGTCCAGCTTCCGGCAAAAGTTTCATGATCGCCGCCATCGCTGCTAATCTAAACCAAATCAGCAAAGGCAAGCGGGTTTTATGCCTTGCGCCAAGTGCAGAGCTGGTAAAACAAAACCATGCCAAATATCTACTGACCGGGGAGCGCGCATCGATATTCAGCGCCAGTGCGGGCGCAAAGTCCACGCGGAGCGTAGTTGTTTTCGGGACGCCCGGCACTGTCAAGAATAGCATTAGCCGCTTTATGCGAACCGGCACAGATGGCTATTGCGCGGTGATAATTGATGAATGCCACGGAACCACCCCGACGATCAAAGCAATCATTGAGGCCATGCGGGATGCCAACCCTAATTTGCGCGTTATCGGGCTATCAGGGACGCCTTACCGGCTGGGCGACGGATTTGTGTTTAGGACATGGCCAGACGGACGCGTGAATACCGACGAAACCACGCGGAAACCCTATTTCCAGAAGTGCGTCTACCGCGTTTCAGCAAGGGAAATGCTAGACGATAAATTTATCACGCCGATGGAAATAGGCCAGATCAATAGCGCGGGCTATGACGCTGGCGCTTTGGAATTATTGCCCAACGGACATTTTGATAGCGGCGAGGTCGAGCGCGCTTTTGTCGGGCATGGCCGGAAGACAGCAGCGATTGTTGCTGATGTTATGGCGCAGTCACAAAACCACAAAGGCGGCACGATGCTATTTGCCGCCACGGTGCAGCACGCGCAAGAAATCATTGCCAGCCTGCCGCCATCTAATAGCCGCCTTGTGACAGGAGGCACCTCCGCAGCCGAGCGCAAGCGCATCATTGCAGACTACCGCGCGCAGAATTTCAAATATCTGGTTTCTGTTGGTACATTAACCACTGGCTTTGATGTTGAGCATACAGCTATCATTGCGCTTTTAAGGGCCACAGAAAGCGCCGCGCTATTGCAGCAGATAATGGGCCGCGCATGGCGTTTGCATCCTGATAAGCTATTCAGCCTGCTTCTGGACTATGCCGAGAACGTCGAGAGGCACTTCCCCGATGGCGATATATACCAGCCGACGATTAAGGCGGGAAAGATTAAGGGCGACGGCGCAATGATTGATGCCACTTGCCCAGATTGCAACCATGAAAACGGATTCACCGCGCATCTGGACTATCTGGACTTTAAGAAAGACGC